CAGTTTTTTGGCAATATGTAAGCCCTGGCCGACACAGCCGTACTGCCCTTTGCTCAGGTCTGCCTTCGGATGATTCAGCGTACTCATATCCTGCACATCATGCAGACAGTGGTCAGCCGGGATGATGTCGTTATACGTACAACTCTCTCCACCCGGAGTTACCGTGCTGCGGCGCGCCAGCTGTTTAATGCGCGGATCCGGAGCATCGTAAGAATCCGGTAACGGAAGCCCTTCACCGTAGGCCATGCCGTTGGACTGTCCGGCAAGCACAACCACGTAGAACCAGTCCGGCTCAGATGAAGGGCCGACCTGTGGATCTCCTTCAATAGCCACCGCCTGCATCAGTGTGTACGGCGTAATGGCAACCGGTCCGCCATATGGCTGCCAGCCCTCTTTCAGTTTGTGTGTCAGCTTTTCCGCAAGGTCTGACGGCGACGCCGCCCTGACAACATCATAGTGTTTAAATGCCATGAATCCTCCCGGCCGGGATAATATTGTGAGTAAAATGAGGAGCGGGCTGAAGTCCGGAAGTTACAGGACAATGGCAGAAGAGAGACGACAGCCCGCAATTCGAAAAAGACCGCGCAGTTGCGCAGAGTGATTACTATGGGGTATTATTCGCCAGCTGAAATATTACTTCACGTTTTATTGTTTATTCCTTGCCGCCCGCGTCTCCCAGCGCGGGCTTTTTTTGCCCACAAGAAAGCCCCTCCGGAGAGGGGCTGGAGAGTGGCGCTATGTGCCATTGCATGGTGCCGGGTGCCTCCCGGTGAATTCAGTACCAGCACCTGAATCCGCGATTATCCCATATACCTACTCGCTGATTGCCCCTCCGCACAGGGGGATTCACCATGCCAGTTTCTTTTAACAAACTCCCCGCAAACCAGACAACAGTCAACCGTCTGAATTGTGAGACATTTAAAAAAAAAGGCCCGCAAAAGCGAGCCAGGGAAAATAAGTGTGGCGCGTTGTACTGGATTCGAACCAGTGACCGATTGCTTAGAAGGCAATTGCTCTGTCCGGCTGAGCTAACAACGCATGATGCAGATAATGGACCGCCATCGGGGACTTGAACCCCGCGCAGCCAGCTTCGAAGGCTGGCGCTCTTTCCTGATGAGCTAATGGCGGTATGTGATGGTGGCCCTTGCTGGATTTGAACCAGCGACCTGGCGATTATGAGTCGCTCGCTCTCACCACTGAGCTAAAGGGCCGGAAGCAGAATAATAATGGTGCGTAATTAATTCTGCAATCTCATCCGTTTCAAACGATTAAATCCTGAACTTCCCTGACTGTCTGCTCAAAACGTCCGGTCTCCAGTTCAACGCCAATCGCACGACGCCCGAGCGCCAGTGCCGCTTTTACCGTTGAACCTGAGCCCATAAAAAAATCTGCAACCTGGTCTCCCGGACGACTGCTCGCGTTGATTATCTGCTGCAACATTTCTGCCGGTTTTTCGCACGGATGTTTCCCTGGATAGTACTGCACCGGTTTATACGTCCACACATCGGTGTACGGCACCTGCACCGTCACACCGAAATACCTCCGCAAATTTTTATATTCACTCAGCAGTTCCATATACTGCCGGTTCAGCTCACTGTATGTGCTGACCAGTTGGTAATGGGACTTTTCCAGTTCTCCCCGCTGATGTTTCTCTTCTGCCACCCGGGCAAACAGCGACTGTAATTTCAGATAATCGCTTTCGTTCGGTAGCTGCCACTGACTGGCACTGAACCAGTGCGACACCATGTTTTTCTTTCCTGTGGCATCTGCAATCTGTTTTGCCGTTATCCCCAGGGCCGCGCGCGCATCACGAAAGTAAGAAATCAGCGGGGCCATCACATGCTGTTTCAGTGCACTGCCCTTCGCCGCATACCCGGCATCTTTCGGACGATACGGCCCCTGATAATGTTCCGCGAACAGAATGCGCTCTGTGGCGGGGAAATACGCCCGCAGGCTTTCCTTGTTGCATCCGTTCCAGCGTCCGGACGGCTTCGCCCAGATAATATGGTTCAGCACACTGAAGCGTTCACGCATCATGATTTCGATATCAGATGCCAGGCGATGACCACAGAACAGGTAAAGACTTCCGGCAGGTTTCAGCCCCCGCCAGAACTGCGCCAGACACTGGTCCAGCCACTTCAGGTAATCATCGTCGCCCTTCCACTGGTTATCCCAGCCCTCAGGCTTCACTTTAAAGTACGGCGGGTCCGTGACTATCAGGTCAACAGAATTTTCGGGTAACGACCGGATAAATTCCAGGCAGTCGGCGTTGATTAACTCACAACTGGATATTTTTACAGTATTAAGCATGGATCATTAAGCCTGTCTCTGATAGGCTCATTCTGCTTTTGCGCAAAGCAGTGGGCCTGAGGTTTGCTTGTGAACCCAACGCATGAGCAGATGGCTGGTGGGTGCCCCTAACACCCACCAGCCGCCCATTTACCACAAATAAAAAAGCCTTCACTGCGGAAGGCGTCTGTAACAACCGAACTGATAGTCTGCCAGACCCGCCATAACCAGCTGGGTCAGTATTAACTGGCAGCGTTCGCGTGAAAGGTAAGTATTCTGCGCTATCTCCCCGACTGTCGCCGGTTCGGTAACGCTTAATTCATTAAACACCACTCTGGCGGTTTCTGTCATATCCTGCTGTTTTAGCATGTCTTTTTCCCTTTTCCGGTTAACGTGACACACCAATAACTCTTGTCGAAAAAGCCAGCAAGCTGAAAGACAGGTATTCACCGCCACCAGCGCGTTTACTGTACTGACGCGATTTCAGTCATAAAAAACCCGCCAGGCGGCGGGGTGTAAAAAATCTTCTAACGTCAGGCATAAAACGCCCATCGTTAGGGCAAATTTACCACAAATTCGGGAAAAATCAACAACACTATCGCGTTACCCTCTTTAACTGCCGCTCCGCCCATGCCTCTTCAATGTCAAACCGAACCACCAACGTATCGTAAAAGCGTTTCACTGATTTTTTCCACGTATCAAGCGTGATAGCACTCGTCACTTTGCGTATGGCATTAAATGCCTCCGTTGATGGTAGTCTTTCACAGCCACGACCACCACAACGCTGGCAGTCTCTGATAACAGGCATACCACGTTTTACCGACTCTTCACGATGAATGGCGACACCACGCCCACGGCAATCCTTACAGGCGGTGGAAACCTCACCCTTTCCGCCACACTCCGGACAGGCAACTTTTACCACCTCCCTGACTTTTTTCCATTCTTCCCAGTAAGAAGGATACACACCTTTCGTACACTTTGCCCATACCGGCGGCTTACCATCCGGATACTGGACCTTGTTTGTAAAAACTACGCTTTCAATAAATTTTTCCCCATAGCAACAAGGGCACTGCTTTTTACTCGCTGCGCTGCGGGCATAATCCTCAAAAGCGTACGAAGCCATAATGCGCATCACTACCGGTTTTATTTCTGCCGGAAGTTTTCTCAACGCCGCCACACGATCGCACCGACTGAGTGCATACTCTGCCAGTAATTCTGTTGCCCGCGCCCTGTCATTCATACTGATGCCCATTTTCCCCAGGAACGCAGAAAAACCCATCTCAGCCCGATTCTGAGTCATGCCCTGCGCGGCCATCACATCAGTGATACTCAGCGCATCTTTTGACGTTGAGGCCGATGCATCGGTCAGGCCAGGGGATTTTGGGGAGTAGTATTTCGGTAAATCTTCCAGTTTCATTTTTTGACCTGCTCTTCATGCATTATGGGGTAAATTTTCACCCCCAGACGTCCACCAGATACTGGCTGACCACGAACGATATTGATTTCATCAAACTGCTCATCGTCCATTAACACTCCCGCATGCGTCAGCGCATCCAGCGGTGCTTTCAGGATATTGTCCAGGTCGCGACGACGCTTATCCGGTGGCTCTGCAATCACCTTTATCGCCAGCCTTCCGGACAGGCTTAATTTCAGCCGCTGCTGGCGAACAATAAGCGCCACAGCCCGGCGATAACGCTTTCCCTCCTCCGAGATAAAATATGTGCTGCCACGACGACGCCAGTAAGTGTTCACCGTTGGCGGGTAAGGCAAAACAAATTCTATGCGTTCAGTCATTTATGCTTTCCACTTCAGAACACCCGAATTTCTCGCGTGCATTAAAAAACGAATCAGCAACAACAGCTGGCTGCCGTGTTTTTCTTCAAAATCTTTTACCCCGGCGTGTAGTTCGCTATGGCATTTACGGCACAGCGGAATAACAAACAAATCATCAGCCTTTGTTCCCATCCCTCCCAGTCCATGACCAATGATGTGATGCGGATCATCTGCCTGATTGCCACACGTCATGCATTTCTGCGTTTTTACCCAGCGCGTGTATACAGGCATCTCTTCCCGTTGTGATTTCTGGCGCTGGAGATACTGAGCCGGTGACTCGGGATCAACGGCAATGCTGACCACCGTCTTTTCCTGTGGCGGGGTTTGCTGGTGGGCGTGAGGCAGCGGCGCAAGATTTTTTGTGCGCTGCTTCAGTATGCTGGTGGCGGTCTGCTCTCCCGGTACGATGTCGCTTTCACGGTACATTGAGCGGATTTTTTCCGCACGCAACCCCAGCGAACGACGTAATACCGCTTCCGGTAGCGCGTCCGCCACCTGATTGCGGACCGCCCACCAGGATAATTCAGCCAGAGATAATTCACGCTCCTGCGTACCGCTTATTGCGTGACCGATGACGTCAATCATCCATGCTGACAGGTTTTGATGAGCAAGTTGCCCGAGTGATTCGGATGTCTGGTCACGCAGCTGGTTGTCGCAGTGCCAGCACAACACCATTGCGCCGGTACCATAACGGTGAATAACGGTTTCGCTGTGATGATAATCGCCGTGTGGCCACTGGCAGGATTTAATATTGCGCAACAGCCAGTCAGACAATGCACCAGCACCACCAGCAGCACGAATTACCCGTGCGTTACTGAAAAACGGCAGCAATGTTTTGTCTTCCACCAGCGGCTGGCGAACGGCAGGAACGACCCCGGACGGCAGATTACGCATGCTTTTCGGTTCCGGCTCCACCAGTACCCGGGTATTGTGGAATACCGGCATGGATTCACGGCCCGGCTTAACGATCACCAGCCCGAGTTCCGGTACCAGAACAGGTCGAAGTAATACCCGCACGTTACCTCCAGATGCGTTGCTGGAATGTGCGGGACGGACGCGGTGGGCGTTCGGAGTAAGGAAGCCTGACGGAGATTATCCAGTGACGATAATCGAGGCTGAGGGCTTTCTTAATCTCGTATCCGTGTCTGCGGTAGCACTGAATTAGCCACTCGGCCTGTTCTTCAGTGCATGGGGGATGCTGGAACCAGTCAGATTTGAAAGTGCGGGAACGCCGCCCGTGCCTGCTGGCAAAGACGGCAGAATCATCAGAATTGTGTAATTTGGTATCGTGCGCCATCGGTTGTCTCTGCTGGCGCAGCAGGTGCCAGTTGTTCAGGCTGGTGTGCGAATTGTAAACCAGAATGCCAGAAAAAAACAAACCCCGCCGAAGCGGGTTAAGTGCGGGTGCGTTGAGGATGCCTGACACATCAGAGGTGGCGAGGGATTCTCCCCCGCCTGGTCTCTTACTCCTCAGGTTCGTAAGCTGTGAAGACAGCGACCTCCGTCTGGCCGGTTCGGATTCGTACCTCGCAGAGGTCTTTCCTCGTTACCAGTGCCGTCACTATGACGGTTAAACAGATGACGATCAGGGCGATTAACATCGCCTTTTGCTGCTTCATAGCCTGCTTCTCCTTGCCTTTCGGCACGTAAGAGGCTAACCTACATTTGTGAGACATAGATTGGGCCTCAGATTAATGTTAAGCGTCTTGCAGGACGCGTAATGTTAACTGGGGCTTTTCTCTATCTGCCTTTTGGTGTTCATGCCTGAGACAGATAGCCTCAAGCACCCGCTGCAATTCTACTTAACTCTCGCTTTACCGCAAACCGTTTTTACCCGATATGGGAATTCCCATATCGTAATGAATTCAGTTCCCTAGTCGATCCATCAAAAACACAACCAGGCAGTAAACGCCCACAACAGCAACAACAGCCAGCGCACCTTCCATTGCCAGTGATATATCATCCGACATATTCCCTCCTTTGGTGTTAATCCCGGCGAACGTTTTTACCCCCACCGACAAATAACATATACTAAAAAAGCGATAGCCATAGCAACGCCTGTAATTGCAAATGCTTCAGGCCAGTTCATTGGCGCACCTCCTGCGGCGGTTCTGGTAGAGGCATCCAGTGTGATGGTATCCACGACGCACCAGGTATTATCCACCCATCATTAGCGTCAGGATGACCCGGGATGTAAGTCGCCCATTTCATTCGCCAGTCACCTTTCCTGTCAAACTCCCTGGCAACAAGAACGGCTGTTTTGGTATCCGGCATTCGCTCACTACAGCTTATCCAACCATCCGGAGTTATCCGGCGTTAATTGTTAACTGGTTAACGTCACCTGGAGGCACCAGGCACCGCATCACAAAATTCATTGTTGAGGACGCGATAATGGAAACGTTATTACCAAACGTTAATACGTCTGAAGGTTGTTTTGAAATTGGTGTCACTATCAGTAACCCTGTATTTACTGAAGATGCCATTAACAAGAGAAAACACGAACGGGAGCTATTAAATAAAATATGCATTCTTTCAATGCTGGCCCGTTTACGTCCGATACAAAAAGGATGCTGGCAATGAATACAGCATTTGCACTTGTTCTGACAGTTTTTCTTGTTTCCGGAGAGCCAGTTGATATTGCAGTCAGTGTTCACAGGACAATGCAGGAGTGTGTGACTGCAGCAACCGAACAGAAAATTCCCGGTAACTGTTACCCGGTCGATAAAGTTATTCACCAGGATAATAACGAAATCCCGGCAGGTCTTTAAAACAGTTCCGTAATAAACATCCGATTTCATTCTTATATGCCAGCAATGGCAGGGATTTGTTCACCCTTAAATCTGTAATGAGGTAAAACAAAATGAGTAAAGTCTTTATTTGCGCCGCCATTCCGGACGAACAGGCAATAAAGGAAGAAGGTGCAGTCGCTGTAGCCACTGCCATTGAAGCTGGCGACGAACGCCGTGCTCGAGCAAAATTTCACTGGCAATTCCTGGAACATTATCCGGCTGCTCAGGACTGCGCTTATAAATTTCTTGTTTGCGAGGATAAACCCGGTATACCCCGCCCTGCCCTCGATTCCTGGGATGCTGAATATATGCAGGAAAACCGCTGGGATGAGGAGTCTGCTTCCTTTGTCCCGGTTGAGACTGAATCCGATCCGATGAACGTCACTTTTGACAAGCTGGCCCCTGAAGTACAGAACGCTGTCATGGTTAAGTTCGACACATGTGAAAACATCACCGTTGATATGGTTATTAGCGCACAGGAATTGTTGCAGGAAGACATGGCAACATTCGACGGACATATCGTTGAAGCGTTGATGAAAATGCCAGATGTTAACGCCATGTATCCGGAGCTTAAGCTGCATGCCATCGGGTGGGTTAAGCATAAATGTAAGCCTGGTGCCAAATGGCCCGAAATTCAGGCAGAGATGCGCATCTGGAAAAAACGTCGCGAAGGTGAACGCAAGGAAACTGGAAAATACACGTCTGTTGTTGATCTCGCCCGCGCCAGAACCAATCAACAGCACACTGAAAATTCAACAGGAAAAATCAACCCGGTCATTGCTGCCATTCATCGCGAATACAAGCAGACATGGAAAACACTGGATGACGAACTGGCCTACGCTCTCTGGCCTGGTGATGTGGATGCCGGAAACATTGACGGCAGCATCCATCGCTGGGCAAAAAATGAAGTTATCGACAACGACCGCGAAGACTGGAAGCGTATCTCGGCATCAATGCGCAAACAGCCTGATGCCCTTCGCTACGACCGCCAGACTATTTTTGGCCTTGTCCGTGAACGTCCGATCGACATTCACAAAGACCCTGTGGCACTGAACAAATACATTACTGAATACCTGACTACAAAGGGCGTGTTTGAAGATGAAGGAACAAATCAGAGCGCAACTGATACTCTCTCGTCGCCAGTACCAGAAACTGATGCAGTGGAAACGGCAATTCCGGACAACGAAAAAACCGAATGCAAAGTGGAAGTCGAACCATCTGTAGAACGTGAGGGGCCGTTCTACTTCCTCTTCACCGACAAGGATGGCGAAAAATACGGTCGCGCAAACAAACTTTCTGGTCTGGATAAGGCGCTGTCTGCTGGGGCTACTGAAATCACGAAAGAAGAATATTTCGCCCGCAAAAACGGTACATACTCAGGTTCACAACAAAATACTGGTGCATCTGACACGACCGCACAACCAGGGTCAGTAAAAGTTACCGCTGACGAAGTAAACAAAATTATGCAGGCAGCCAATATCAGCCAGCCTGACGCCGATGAACTGCTTGCAGTATCACGTGGTGAATTTGTTGAAGGGATTAGCGACCCGAATGATCCGAAATGGGTAAAGGGGATTGAAACCCGCGATTCTGTAAACCAGAACCAGCAAGAATCGGAACAGAACGACCAGAAAGCGGAACAAAACAGCCCAAATGCGTTACAAAACGAGCCAGAAACGAAACAGCCTGAATCAGTGGCGCAACAGGAAGTGGAAAAAGTCTGCACCGCCTGCGGTCAGACCGGCGGCGGCAACTGCCCTGATTGTGGCGCGGTAATGGGCGACGCAACATACCAGGAAACATTCGATGAAGAGTATCAGCCTGAAGTTCAGGAAGATGATCCGGAGGAAATGGAAGGCGCTGAACATCCACACAAGGAGAACACTGGCGGCAATAAGCATCACGATAGCGATAATGAAACTGGCGAGACGGCAGATCACTCAATTAAGGTGAACGGTCATCAAGAAATCACATCCACCAGCAGGACGTGTGACCATCTAATGATCGACCTTGAAACCATGGGAAAAAATCCTGATGCCCCGATCATCTCAATAGGTGCAATATTTTTCGATCCGCAAACCGGAGATATGGGACCGGAATTTAGTAAGACTATCGATCTGGAAACTGCTGGCGGAGTCATTGATCGGGACACCATTAAATGGTGGCTTAAGCAATCACGCGAAGCGCAATCTGCCATTATGACCGATGAAATCCCGTTAGATGATGCACTGTTACAATTGCGGGAATTTATCGACGAAAACTCCGGTGAATTTTTTGTTCAGGTTTGGGGAAATGGAGCCAACTTCGACAACACGATTTTGCGCCGTTCATACGAACGGCAGGGGATCCCCTGCCCGTGGCGTTACTACAACGATCGCGATGTACGCACAATCGTTGAGCTGGGGAAAGCCATAGACTTCGATGCCAGAACGGCTATTCCATTCGAAGGTGAGCGCCATAATGCACTTGATGACGCCCGTTACCAGGCAAAATACGTTTCAGCTATCTGGCAAAAACTGATCCCGAGTCAGGCTGATTTTTAATGTTCAACCGTCGCCAGTTGTCGTTGATATTCTGCAACTGGCGCGTTCCGGAGTGATAGCCATGAGCGAACAGTACCTGATAACGCTCGACGAGTGGAAACCAAAACGGTTCAGTCTCCCAATAACAAACACTACCCTGGTGAAATACGGAAAACTAGGATACATCGTTCCAAGACCACAAAAAATTCGTGGGCGTTGGCTGATAGATCGCCGAGCAGTATTTGTTGGGCCTGGTGAAACGGGAATTGCGCCGGAAATTCATACTGGCGATGATGATGCACTGAAGGAGATTTTAACTCATGTCACCGAGGCCACGAAAAAACAGCACTGACGTAGCCGGTCTTTACGAAAAGTTTGATCGCAGAACTGGCAGAGTTTACTACCAGTATAAAAATCCTGTGACTGGAAAATTTCACGGACTCGGAACAGACAAAGGTAAGGCAGAAAAAATCGCTTCCACAGCCAATCAGCGAATAGCTGCAGCAGAAGCTGAATATTTCATGCGCAAAATTGATGAAAGTCCGTCAGCAACAAAACGTCGGGGTATCAGATTAAAGGCATGGGTTGATCGATATCTGAAAATACAGGACACGCGACTGAAAAATGGAGATATTGCAGCTACAACTCACAAAGAAAAAACTCGAATGGCTGCATACCTGGTTTCCCGTCTGGGAAACCCCCCATTGAAAGAACTGGAAGTAAGAGACTTTGCATTAATACTGGATGAGTGGCTGGATAAAGACATGGTCAGCACAGCGAGAGTAAATCGTGGATTATGGGTTGATATTTATAAAGAAGCACAGCATGCAGGGGAAGTTCCTCCTGGATGGAATCCTCCGGAGGCTACCCGTAAACCGATCCCTAAAGTAACCAGAGCCAGGCTCACCATGGAAGACTGGCAAAAAATTTACAATGCAACGCCTGAAAAACACTTTATCCGTAACGCAATGCTTCTTGCGATTGTTACTGGTCAGCGCCGTGATGACATTTGCCACATGCGTTTTTCAGATGTGTGGAACGAACACTTGCATATCACCCAGGGAAAAACCGGAATGCGTCTGGCGTTACCGCTTACACTACGCTGTGATGCCATTGGGATAACGTTAAAAGAAGTTATTGATGGGTGCCGAGACAGAATATTAAGTCCATATCTAATCCATAGTCGGCACCAGAAACAACCGAAGCCGATGAGTAAAGACAACCTGAGCGACTACTTTGCCAAAGCACGGGATCTGGCTGGGATAATTCCACCAGCAGGAAAAACTCCGCCAACATTTCATGAACAACGCTCTCTATCAGAACGGCTGTACCGTGCACAGGGTATCGATACAAAAACATTACTAGGACATAAAGTCCAGGCAACCACCGATCGCTATAACGATACTCGAGGTCAGGAATGGGTTAAGCTGGTTATTTGA